CACTTTCCCTTCTCAAGAACTACGCTGGCATCAATACAAATATTCTGTTTCGGCAGGGTAATGTTATTGGTACCGTAAGTCCTGGGAAGAACATCTTTTCACGCGCCACGGTCACCGAAACCTTTCCGCGTGAAATTGCCGTCTATGACCTGAACAGCCTTCTGGCACTTCTGACCCTCATGGAAGACCAGGACGTAGATTTTGGCGAGAACAGCATCAAGGTTAGTAAGGATGGGTCGAAGTTCGAATACTTCTATTCCGATCCTGGCACCGTGACCGCTGCTCCCGACAAAAACCTTGAGATTGAACCTGTGTGGTCGTTCGATCTTTCTGCGGATGCAATCAGCATGATTCTCCGCGCCGCATCAATCACCTCGGCACCAATCATCAGCATTGTATCGGATGGCACCCAGGTTCAACTCAAGGTTGGCGACCCCACGAATTCATCGGCAAACTCCTACACTAAGACCATCAGCACCGACCCCGCTCCTGTGTTTGATTGCCGAGTGAAGACCGAGAACCTCAAAGTCCTCTCTGATAACTACACTGTCACGCTTGGTAAGAAGCGCGCCATGGAGTTTAAGAGCAAGGGTCGTGAACTCGTTTATTACATTGCAATGGACCCTGCGTCCTCTATTTAAGGAGAAATAATATGACTAAGTTTGAATTCACATTTAATGCCCGCATTCCTTATGATGCAGAAGAAGACCCTCGTGATGTTACCATTGCGTTTACCACAGGTGACCTTGATGAAGTTGTTCGCCAGTTTAACAAGCTCCTCATTCTTAATGACTTTGATGCGCAGGTGGCTGTAGTATAATGGCTGAGAAGTTTAAAATTAAGCACAAATGGGATGATGAAGCAAGCGAACAGGAACTACCTGAGATTGTTCCTGCTGTAGTCTTTAAGACCCGTGTCCGCGATAACTCAATTGAAGGTCCTAACCCATTCCGTTGGGAAGATAAGACAACCTATGATTACTTCGCTGGTAAGCGTGTAGTTCTGTTCTCTCTTCCTGGTGCCTTTACTCCAACATGTTCGACCTACCAGTTACCTGGATTCGAAAAGAACTTTGCTGAGTTTAAGGCACTCGGTATCAAGGACATCTACTGTGTATCTGTCAATGATTCCTTTGTCATGAATTGCTGGGCCAAAGATCAGAAGATTAAGAAGGTCAAGATGATTCCTGATGGATCTGCTAAGTTCACTGGTAAGATGAAAATGCTTGTCGAAAAAGACAACCTTGGTTTTGGTCATCGTTCGTGGCGCTATGCATGTGTTGTGAACAACGGTCAGATTGAGAAGTGGTTCATTGAAGGCGATGCTGTTGAAGATAACATCGATTCGGACCCCTATGGTGTAACTTCACCAGAAAACATTCTTGACTGGTTGCGCAACAACTGATATAGTGAATGCTGGTCACTAAGCCAGAGTCCGTGGATGCACTAACTTCGCGACGGACATTTTTTTTTGTATTATGGAGAATGAATATGCGTGAAGACTTCCTCTGGGTTGAGAAGTATCGTCCTCGTAAACTGGACGATTGTATCCTTCCCGATGAACAACTGAATACCTTTCGCCAGTTTGTGGCGACTGGTGAAATTCCCAATATGCTCCTTTGTGGTTCGGCTGGTGTAGGTAAGACTACCATCGCCCGAGCCATTTGTGAGGAACTGGGTTGTGATTATATCGTTATCAACGGTTCAGAAGAATCTGGTATCGATGTTCTCCGCACCAAGATTCGAGAGTTTGCATCCTCCGTCTCGTTTAGCGGCAAGACTAAGGTTGTCATTCTAGACGAAGCCGACTACCTGAATCCAAACTCTACCCAGCCAGCCCTTCGTGCTTTTATTGAAGAGTTTGCCAACAACTGCCGCTTCATCTTTACCTGTAACTTCAAGAACCGTATCATTGCGCCTCTGCATAGTCGAACTGCGGTAATTGAATTCAAGTTGACTAAGGCTGACCGACCTAAGATGGCAGGTCGTTTCATGAAACGCCTCGGTGATATTCTTGAAGCGGAGAATGTGCAGTATGATGACAAGGTTGTAGCCGAAGTCCTCAAGAAGCACTTCCCAGATTATCGCCGTGTTCTCAATGAACTCCAGCGATACAGCGTAAGCGGTACAATCGATGCTGGCATTCTGGCCAATGTCCAAGAAATCAACATGAAAGAACTGGTTGATGCCCTTCGTGGTAAGGACTTCAAGAAGGTCCGTCAGTGGGTCGTAGATAATATCGACAATGATCCCGGCATCATCTTCCGTAAGATTTACGATACCCTTCTTGATGATGTTAAATATCCTGCCGCCCTTATTGTTCTTCTGGCTGACTATCAATACAAGTCTGCTTTTGCGGCCAACCAAGAAATAAATCTCGTAGCATGTCTAGTCGAGATTATGGCTGGAGTGGAGTGGAAGTAATGGACGGTATTCTAGAGGGTCTAGGTGACCCGAAGGTAGAATATAAGCCAGAAGATTATGTAGAGAAAAAGGCTAAGATTTCTCCCTTCGATTTCATCAATGATATCAACCACAAAAAGACCAATCTCATAGTAGATGAGTGGTCAGAGAAGCAATACAATCCTTGGATCATTAATCGGGGGTTGAGTTTCAGTATGGACACTGTTATTCCAGCCAACGAGATGAACAGCCGTCCGCACCTCGATAAGTCAATGCAAAACTCTTTTCTTATAAATACTATTCGTTCAAGAAAGCGATTCGATAAATGGATCAAACTCGAAGACGATGCAGAAATTGAGATGATTAAAGAGTATTATGGCTATAGCAATGAAAAAGCGCGCCAGGCTCTTACAATTCTCTCGGAAGAACAAAAACAAAAAATAAAAGAGAAATTGTATAAAGGTGGTAGAAAATGAGCGAAGATTTTTTTGATATTAACTATCCCGGGTACGCGCCCTTGGAAGTTAAGTTAAAGAATCCAGACGACTTTCTCAAGGTGCGCGAAACTCTTTCTCGCATTGGTGTAGCGTCCCGTAAGGATAAGGTTCTTTATCAATCGTGCCATATCTTGCATAAGCAAGGTAGATATTTCATTGTTCACTTTAAGGAACTCTTTGCCCTTGATGGTAAAGATGCTGACTTTAGTGATAATGACTTGCAACGTAGAAATACCGTTGCGCATCTTCTTTCGGATTGGGGTTTGATTGCTATACTTAACCCTGAAATCCATGAGGACAAAGCTCCTCTAAATCAAATCAAAGTAATTGCTTACAAAGAAAAGAGTGAGTGGGAACTTATCCAAAAGTATAACATCGGTCGCAAAAAGTAATTGACTTTCTTCTAAAAATGTAGTATAAATAAAGTGTGCTATGCTTCGGATAGCACACTTTTTTTTAATCTCGCTTAATAGGAGAAAATAAATGAAATTTGATACTACAAGTATTCCTCACATGGACCGCTATTTTGTTGGCGCAGACCGTGTTATGAAAAGACTAGCTGACATTGCTGACCATGCAAGCGCAGTCGCCACAAAATTTCCCCCATACAATATCAAGAAAGTCGATGAAGACCGCTACGTGATCGAACTGGCAGTTGCTGGGTTCGGTAAGTCAGAACTTGATATTGAATTGCAAGAGGGTAAGTTGTCCATCCAAGGCAAGTGTGACTCGCCTGACACAACTGAATACCTCTACAAAGGTATTGCAGAGAGAGGGTTCAAGCGCGAATTCACTCTCGCGGATAACGTAGAAGTGAAAAGCTCTACATTAGTAAATGGTATGCTGAAAATTTTTCTTGAGGCATTCATTCCAGAGGAGAAAAAGCCCAAGAAGGTGGAAATTCAAGATGAAGAATATCCTTCTCAAGCCGCTGAATTTTTAGCAGAAGGTAAAACTAAGTAATGTTTAAACACAAATATGTCTTGCCCGTTTCTAGGGCAGCCCATCTTACACTGGCAAGTTTGCTAATGGTGGTGGGTTATGCGATTTTAACTATTTAAGGTGAATGCTATGTCCAATATTAAATGTATAAAGCTAATCAGTGGTGAGGAAATCATTGCTGATATTGATGAGAGTATTGAAGGTCTCGTTATTCTGAGAAAGCCTCTATTGATTATGATGGTACCTAACCAGAACAATCAGTTTGGTATTGGACTAGCACCCTTTTGTCCGTATGCCCAGACCGGAGACATTCCTATCCGCGCTGGTGCAGTAGTTTCTATTTTCGAACCCGATACTGGAATGGTTAACGAGTATAATGTTCGCTTTGGTAGTGGTATTGTTCTGCCGGAAAGTAAGATTATCGTATGAAGAACTTTATAGCCGCTCTATTTCTATTCGCTCTACCGACTGTAGCTAATGCGTCCACATGTGACCAGTTCTATCCTAATGGAAAAGAAATCAAGGTTCCCAATACAGTAGTTCTATGCAACTCTTTCTTTGCAACTGTTTATGATGACGTAAACAATGCAACGGTATTTTCTACCGAAGTTGCGCAGGCTCGTGTGGTTAAGGTGCCCCGCACCGATGATTTCCGTGCCGATAAGCGTATCTCTGATTCGCCTACTCCTGCCGATTATACCAACAGTGGCTATGACCGTGGTCACATGGTACCAGCTGCTAATGCGGATGAGAAACAGGAGATGTCAGATACGTTTTTCATGACCAATATGACACCTCAGTTACCATCTGTAAATCGTGTAGCATGGAAGAATTTGGAAGAGCGGGTTCGCTCTGTCCCCTTCAAGTGGGTTGTTACTGGTGCATACTACGGTCCGTCAATCAAATGTGATGTGACTGTGAAGTGTGTCGGTAAGGCCAAGGTACCAGTACCACTGCTTCTATATAAGGTCGCTTTTTTCGAAAGCGGAAATGTTGCAGTCTATATCGTAGACAATGTGACTCCTAAGTCACAAGTAGAAACTATAAAGCTAGAAGAACTCGAAGCTAAGATAGGATATAAATTACGGTAAACTCTTTACTTTTGTCATGTTTTATAGTATATTAGTATTTGAATTGAAAAGAGGTTTACATGAAGTTTTATACCAGCGCACACCAATATGGCTCCAAGATTCTCGTTCGAGGTGTTCATAATGGTGTGCGCTTCAATCGTAGGGAAGACTTCTCTCCCACTCTCTACGTGAAGAGTAAAGAAGAAAGCAATCATAAGTCCCTATATGGTGACAATCTCCAGCCTGTTGAGTTTCAAAGCAACAATGACGCCAAAGAGTTTATCCAAACCTACGGTGAAGTAGATAACTTTCCCATCTACGGCCAGACAAACTTTGGTTACCAGTATATCACGCACAAGTTTCCAGGTGAAATACAATGGAACATGGATTGGCTAAAGATACAGACTATCGATATTGAAACATCTGCCGAGTTTGGTTTTCCTGATATCAATAATCCCATTGAAGAAGTTCTTCTCATCACGGTAAAAGACCTAGTTTCCCGTCAAATTATTACCTTTGGTTGCGGCGACTTTGATGATATTAACTCTGAAATCATCACCAATCTCCGTAACCAAGGTTGCAAGTTTCTATATGTGAAGTGTGATAATGAACGGGACCTTCTTGAAACGTTTGTCCGTTTTCATTCTGATAATCATCCAGATATTATCACTGGTTGGAACGTCGAACTGTTCGATATCGCATATCTGATTGCCCGTGTAGAGCGGCTGTTCAATGATGAAAATGCCACTAAGAAGAAGTTTTCTCCTTGGGGTCTAGTGCAGCGCAAGAATATGAATGTCATGGGTCGTGAGATGTTTACCTATGAGATGAAGGGTATTGCGGTTCTCGACTATCTCGACCTGTATAAGAAGTTTACTTATTCGAACCAAGAGTCCTACAAGCTGGATCATATCGCAGCCGTAGAACTTGGTAAAAAGAAACTCGAACATTCTTACGATAGTTTCCGCGAGTTTTATACTAAAGATTGGCAGCGGTTCGTTGAATACAACGTTGTTGACGTTGAAATCGTGGACGAACTTGAACGTAAGTTGAAGTTGATTGAACTTATTCTCACTATGGCATATGACGCTAAGTGTAATTACAATGACGTTTTCTCAC